TACTTAATCTGATTGCAACCAAAGTCACGATCTGTCTTAATCAGAATGGTCTTGAAGTGAAACTCGCGGTTGTTGGCAAGCGACTTCGTTAGCTCATTGACTTGGCGTGGTAGGAAGTCTGGTACTTCTTCTTTAAAAACTAGAACACCAAGAGTCTGCCTTAACTCTTCAAAGTCAACTGGCTCGCCTGTATATAGCAGCGTTACATCAAGCGGGTCATCTGGGTCTTTGAGGTTCTTTGTATCTGGCAGACGCAGTATCCGCGCCTTATCTGCTGTGCATGCAGGGTCAGCACTGAGGAATCCTTCTTCACATAGCGCCTTTAACCTATCCGCAGCGGGTTGCCATACAGCAGGTGCTACTGGGGTTTTGAATGTCCAGTATGCGTGTATGCCGCGCCCACTGTTGACAAGTGTCGGCCTTGGTAATGCGTTGTCCTTACAAAAAGTCTTGAGTGCCGCGATGCCTTGCGTTTGATCTTCATAAGGTTTATCTGTTCCGCAATCTATATCTAACCAGAGCGCACGGAACTCTTTGGTGTTGTCTCCTGATCTTGTGGTTGGTTCCTTAAACGTAGCGCAGGCATAGTAAGCATCGAACCCGTCGTCCACCAACTGCTGCCCCGCCTGTATAACTTCTTCAGCAGACTCAACAAATTTCTTGATGACTCGTTTGTTCTTTATACCTACTACACAGCGCCACCCCTCCGGTGCATGCACCGCAGATAACAACTCAAGCGCCGACATTTTGCAAATCCTCCGGCAAGCATTACCGATAGCTGCTGATAAAACGACTCATCAGATCTCTGTAGATTGGACGTACCTCAGTGCCTCTAAACCAGTTGTAGACTGTCTGCCTACTGACACTGAAGTACGCCGCAACGTCGGCTACAGAAATGTTGTGCTTGATGCACACCCTACCCAATAAGACTCCGAGTTTCCGCTTGTCCGCAGCTTTGTTGTCACTGATAAGCTGTTGACTGTAGCCGATAGCCATTTTAGTTATCGTCGCCCCAAGCATCGAGAACCGCTGTCAGGTCTCGCTTCTTCTCAGGTTCAGCTTCAGCTTTCTTGCTTGGACGCTTCACCGGCTCTTCGATCTCTTCAACTACGGGCTTAGCAGCAGGCTTAGCTTCAGCTTTGGGTAATGCTTTAACCTTGTCGATCTGCGCTACGGTAGAAGAAAGCATGCGCTGTGCCTCTGGCGAATTGCCACCTTCGATAGCCGCATCGTACTGCTCACGGTTCACGTAACCAACTGCACGGAACTTAAGCACAGGCACATCACTATCGCCATCGAACGACATGCGGGTCACGACCATGTTGATGTTCTTGCCGTTACCTGCGATGTACTTAGCGTACTGATCAAAGCCCATCGAATCCATATCACCCTTGGCGAAGATCGATTGCGAAGGCAGCGTCAATTGGAACAACCCATTAGTCGGATCGTTTGCAAGCACAACTGCAAGACGCTTTTGATAGCGGCAAGCACGAGTGCCGTTAGACCCAGACCCTGCAATATTCTGAGGGCAGTTAGCGCACGTATCAGCTTGGCGATTCTCAGCCTTGGAGTGTGGCGTTATACCATCATCAGACCAACAATCAGGAGGAGTAATATCCTTGGGGTTATAAGCTTTAGCATAGAAGATGCGCGAGTTCTCTTTGCGACCTGCTGCAACAACTACGTCAAGCTCAGGCTTGTCAGTCTTTGATACTTCTTCGCCGTTAATCACAAGACGGAAACGACCGCCCCTGATAGAGATGCGACGGTTCTGTGTGCCACCTGCTAGCGCCTTGGTTAGTTCATCGACTTCGGTATTCTTAAGGAAGTCGGGAAGGTCTTGTTGGAATACAGTTACGTTAGACATAGGTTCCTCTTGGTTACTTACTACGACGGACAACAATGCTGTACCGACTATCGGTGTTCAGACCCATCGGTAACAAGTTGGGGTTTTCCTCGATGAATTGCTTCATGTTGGTTTGATGAATGCGCCGTTCTAATAAACCAAACGCATCGTGTTCACGTACAAAGCTGTACATAGAATCCCAATCGTTAGTCCAGTAACGGTTCTTCACACTACGAATCACAGTACCTGCTGCTGTGCGGATACTGTCAGCACCTATAGATTTGCAAGCTTCAAGAAGTTGCTCTTCGATCACATCCATCTGCTCTTGAAGCTCAGTATCCTTCGCTTCGTAGTCAGACTTCAGCTTCGCTCGCGCATCTCGAATCTTGATATAGATGCCTGCTAATTTGTCCACAGGGACAGATTGCTTTTCTTCAGGGGACACAAGGTCTTGGATGCCCTCATCCATGCTACGCTCCTTTAAGTTATTTTGTGGGTTAACTGTAAATCATAAAGTTGACTTTGTCAAGTTTCTTTAAGCTCTTGACCATACAAGTCAACGATACGGGAATGCACATCGATATTGTTTTTGAGCATCTCGTAGAGCTTGCGCTCCACTGGACTGCCTGATATGTGCACCACCGTCATTGTGTTCTTCTGTCCGGGCCTATTGATGCGAGCGTTTGCTTGCAGATAAGTTTCTACAGAAGTCACAGGCGCATACCATATCACCACGTTAGCAGCAGTCAGCGTTAGTCCATGCGATGCCGCTTGCGGTTGAATGATAAGCACTTTAGGGTCGGGCTGCTCTTGGAAGTTCTTGATGATTGCAGCCCTGCGATTAACTGTTACTGATCCGTTGATAACGTCAGACGTTATGCCCGCCTTGGTTAGATGATTGTTGAGCAACTCGATGGTATGCGTGAACGGTACAAATACTAAAACTTTATGGCTAGCCTCTTCGATAACTTCCTCGATGACCTGCAAGCGATTAGCTACATCAAACTCTATAACTTCCCTAGTGTCCGTATAGACCGCGCCACCAGAAATCTGTAGCAACTTGTTCAAGCTTGTGGCTGCATTCATAGAAGTAACTTCTTCGCCACCGGCTGAGATCATCATCTGGTCTTTGAGGATCTTGTAATACTTGCGCTGCTGCGGGGTCAGAGGTGCATCTCGTTCTACGTACATAAGATCAGGCAGATCGATACAATCTTTTTTCTCAAACCTGATTGCAGGTTGCAGCACTTGATGCACAACATTCTCTGCATTCGGTCTGGGTATCCATCTGAACTGACTGACCTTCTGCATTACCTTGTCACGGAACGAACCAAGGAACTTAGGCGTGTTGTCTGGGTTGACTAGCTTTGCTAATCCGTAAGCATCAACAGGCGATTGCGCGGCTGGTGTGCCTGTCAACATCCATAACCACTTGGCACGATCCGACACACGCTTCATAACTTTCCAACGTCTGGTCGATACATTCTTATAAGCGTTGGCTTCATCGACAACAATTAAATCAAACGTACCGTCGCGTGTTACAGCGTCCTCAATAATCTCAACGCCTTCAAAGTTTGTTATGACAAACTCAGCACAGCTACCTACTATCTTGACCCGTTGCGCTGCCGATCCGTAGGCTACGTTGCATGTGCGGTGTACAGCAAACTTAAAGAGATCCTCTTGCCATGCTGACTTCATGATAGACAGAGGGCAGACCACCAACACGCGACGCACAAGCCCTAGCTTCATTAAGTAATCAGCAGACCAGATAACGGATGCCGTCTTACCCGTGCCTTGCTCGTTGAAGCAGAACGCCCTGCGGTTTAATGTTAAGAACTCTGCTGTAGTCTTTTGATGATTGAATGGCGTAAACTGTCCAGGCCAATCGTATTTCTTTGATATAGGAGATGGAACGCCTTTGATAAACTGATTAAGAAGCTGAGCTTCGTTTAGCCCCCACTTAACCGCAACCTCGTACACCCCATCTTCCTGCCCTACCACCTTGCTCTTTTCTATGGCTGCTGTTATTCGATCAGGATATTTAGTCCTGACCAGTAGCGCCCTGTTATCGATCACTTCCATGCTAGTCGTTACGCTTTATTGTGTGGTTGCTATTGCGACTGAATGATCGGTTGGCACTTGCGGATGTGATGCGTAGGTTCTTCTTGCTGTTACCACCACCTTTTGTGATGGGGCGTTTATGGTCTATGTCTTTACCCTCGCGCACATCGGCCTTACCGTTGCCGTTAGCGTCTTTACCTCTGCGATCAATCAGATCCCTTGCTCTCTCGCGCACCCTGCGCTCGTCTTTTTCTCCTCGTGCTAATTGTTGTTGATATTCTTTTTTGTACGGTCTAGGTTTGTTAACATAAGGCATGATCAGTTCCTTTCGGATTGTGCTCACAACTAACCACTGGACAGAACCTGCATAACCCACTTGTTATTGGGTTCCACGTATCGTTCTCAAGTGCTGCTTCTAACCTAGACAACTGCTGAATCTGCGGCTCCAGATACTCAAGCTTCATCTCTACCGTGTGCTTTTTCTGGATGAACTCTTTGCTAACTACAAACAGTAACGCCGACTTAACGGTGTGGATCTTGGGGAAGTGAATAAAGGTTGCCGCTGCTAGCACATCTAACTGCTGCGTGTCTGCAAACTTTGCGTTCTTTCCGGTCTTGTAGTCAACAAGGTGCGCTACGCCTTTGTCCTCGTTGATGATCAGCAAGTCCGCTATACCCCTCCACCAGAATCCTTTTGTATTAAACCCGCAGGGGGAGAGCAAGTCTCCCTCCTTCATCAACCCCATCTCGTACTCGCAGTGCTTTGTGCCTTCAATCCTTACCAGAGAATCAAGCATCCCTTGAATAAAACTGAACCGCTCTGGTATGGGCACACCATCTTTGATGTAATCCTCCGCTGCTTTGTGTAGCTCCTTGCCGTACAAGGTTGCTTCACTGCCTGAGTCCCGTACATCCTTCTTAATCTTAAGATGGTAATACTTACGTGGACACTGCTGAAATGTTTTTAGGCTGCTGTACGACCAACTGATATTGCTCATCGTTCTCGTGGGCTATTTTGATACTGTTATTGAGCAGCCGTACCTCTGTGGATAGCAGGGGACAAAGCTCTACGGCTTCCTGAAACCTCCTATTAAGCAACAGATTTTTCAATTCCGCAAGTAGCTTTTCGACCTTGATAGCGTTCTCAGAATAGTCAACAAAATCAACAACTTCCATAAGTTTCCCCATAGCCTGCTTCACAGTTTAACGGTAGCTCTTCGCACCAATCGGGCCGCATCTTCATACACTGTTCAACGAAACCTTTAGCGACCTCTGCCTCTTCCTTTGGTGCTACACAAGCAATGGCATCATGCACGGTCATAACCACACGATACCGCCTAGCGATCAGCAACATCTGCTCGCCAATGATGATTCTAGCCAAAGCTTGGCAGACATTCTCCGTTACCTTCCCACCGTATATGCGGTTAGGAATAACTGCTTTACCTTTCCTGGTGTCGTACACAAACTCTTCTTTACCTTCTGGTGTGACGTGAATCCGCAGGTTGGGGTACTTGAGGTATAACCCGTTAGGTAGCCTGATACCGTTCTCCCCCTCTGCATATATCTTGGGCTTGTCTTCCGGTAATCCTGCTCTCTGCCCTATCAATATAGCCACAAGTGCTTTCTGACAGTCCTTCCACAGCAGGGGGATGCGGGGGTAAGTCTCCCTGTACACCGAGATAATGCGCTGCGCTTCTTCCTCTGCAATAGTTACACCGAAAGTCTTAAGCTGAGCTTGAAACTTCTTGGCCCCCATGCCGTACCCGCTGCCAAGGATTGTGGTCTTACCCACGAACCGTTCGTCCTTGGTTATATCTTCCACTGGCTTGTTATAGATAGCACTAGCCATGATGCGGTACACATCTTCCCCACGCTCGAAGGCTTGCACCAAGTCCCACTGCCCTGCTAGCCAAGCTAGTGTCCGCGCTTCGATCTGCGAGGAGTCCGAGTCAATCATCACGTAGCCTTGCGGTGCACGGATGGCATGCTTAAGGGGGGACTGTCGTGGTAGGTTCTGTAGGTTAAGGTTGTCTGTGCCACCCCACCTGCCTGTATGTGCGGCGTAATACTTCAACGGCACAGGCATCTTCCCACGCTCTGCGATGTTTATGAACCGTTCAGTCCTCGTTTCTTCAAGCGTTGACTTAGTACCTAGCCGAGCAGCAACAAGTGCCTGCACATCAGGGTTAGGATGTTCTGCCAACGCCTTAAATTCTTCGTCATTCTTAGCTAGTGCTAAGGTCTCACGTCCCGTGGTGGGACTGATTTTTGTAGGGGGTGTTACCCCAAGGCTTGTTAGCACATCTGCGAACTGAGGATTGCTCATCAGTGTCGCTTTATCTACCGTGACCTTGGCTAACAGATCCTCTTTCTTTTTCTGCACCGCCGTTAGGTGTTCAGTTAGCGCAACCTTGTCAAGCACAAGCACAGGTTCCGAATACATCTTGATCGTCAGGTCGATCAACCGCAGTTCTATCTGAGGGAAACCTTTTAACAAGCACTGCAACAAGTCATAGGTCAGGTCAACATCGTTGACGCAATACTCGCCGTATCTTGCAAGTTCCTCTTCTGAGAAATCTAGTCTGCGCTTACCTAGCGCGTTGGTTACTTCCGTGCCTTTGATCCCCAGTTGGTAGTGCTTCGCCAACGTCGCCAAGCTACCACCCACTTCTGTGCCGTGTACCGCCCTCGCCATACTGAGCGTATCAATCCATCCACGAGGCTTAATGCCAAAATACCAAGTAAGAATAGCGGCATCAAACATAGCATTGTGAGCAACCGCAAGAGACTCACGCCAGTTGAACCGTTGTAGGAATTGTTTTGTTTGTTCATACGTACCACTAAACCATTCAGTGTCTTCATCACCAACTTTAACGGCTACCCCGATCACTTCAAAGTGCGGACTGCGTATGTACTCCTCAGTTGTCATCTTGCTTAAAGAGAAATCACGACTGTAATAAGTCTCGAAATCAATAGTTAGTATGTTCATGTACGCAGTATCTCTTTGAGGGTTGTATGTAGCTCGTCGATGTTATCTTCGTTGACTACGAATGCCACACCCTTAGCCTTTTGTATTTGCTCTATCTCTCGTAACTGTAGGGCTGTGGGTTTGTTTGTGCCTGCTTTACATTCGATAGCAAGGAAGTAGCCTCGTACACAACATACGATGTCAGGTACACCTGAACGCCCATAGCCGTGAGTAGCAGGGAAAAAATAATAAATCTCATACTGCTTCAGTAGGTCTACTACTTTCTTCTTGACCTTCGACTCTGGCGTTGCCATTGGTTCTCTCCTTCACGTATTCGATCAAAGCATTACGCATACGTATGTAGCACGATGCCCCCTCGCCGTTGTGCATGAAGTATTCAATGACTTCTCTTGGGTATCGTATGTTCGTATGAATAAGCGTTGGGTTTTTGTTTGGTCCTCGCATCCGTTTCATTTGTCTTTCTCCTTCCATGCTGCTTCAAACCCTTTGAGCCAAGCCTTCTCCCAAACGATACACCACAGGTCATATGACCCATCAACTGGGAACTTGAACTCTTCTTTGTGTTTCATCATCGCTTTAACATCTTTGCGCTTGATGAATGCCGCCCATGCTTTGTCTCTGTCAGGGTTAACAAGGGGTACGTCATCGAACAGTCCTTTCTTGTTGCCCTTCTTTTTCTGGTGCATGTTGTGATCCCCACTCATTTTTCATTCCTTGCTCGTATAGCGGCGGCGCACCACGTTGCCAATACATCTTGACCTTCGTACTCGGTGTCGATGTCCTCACACGCCTTCGCACACGCCTCACGTTCAGAAACAACAAGTGCCTTAAGACCCTCTCGGAT